CTGAGTCAACAGACACTATTGCAATGGTTTTAGACACAAGTGTGTCAGAGGGAACCTTGACTGGCGATGCGTTGATTACGCAAGCAGGAGTTTCGGTCAGCGTTGGCAGTGTTGTCAGCGTGCCTATCTCATTTAGCTTTAGTGGCAAGCCTGCCGGTGGATTCTGATGGCCGTTCTTGGCACGGGTGGATTACTTGAAATAAGTCGAGAGATTCCAAATCCAATGGCGCTGTCTTACCAGCGCTTGAACATTGGATCGACTCCTTACACAATAACTTTCGCCAGCCCCAGCTATTGGCAGGGCGACAGGATCATTTTGGCAGCTGATGGAGGACTGCCTATTGATATAAATGGCAATGGTTATGCCGATTGCCCAGATGGACACGGTATGTACCGCGGTTCTACTTGGGCGTTAGGCCCAAACAGAGCTTGGTACTCGGGGTCAGAAACTGACAATGCGCCGTTTTATAACAGCGCAGGCAATAGCAACAGTTTTTACAACACTGCAGCAGCTACAGGGCTAACAGAGCAAACAGATGCTTATATGAGTCGAGATTTGCTTGACAGAATCAGGCTCTGGACGACTGAGGCAGCTGCTCACTCCCAGTCAGGGACTGAAAAAGCATTTATTAACGTTAAACCGAAAAATTTCGTAATCGCAAGATATTTTGACAATGCAACTTACGCATCAGCGATTGATTCTGCAATAGCCTCAATCGCTGATCTTGTCATTAATGGAGAAAGTGTTCTTTCTGTCTTGATCACGCTGCCGGCTGGCTTCCATGTTCCTTGCGAGGATGGGAACAGGGATTACAGCCTTCAGGCTTATCTACAGCGCTGGGTCCTAAGCCTTGACGCGGCAAGCCTTGACACCACTGCCATTGGCCAGACATTTGGCGAAAACATCAAGTCGCTTGTTCGAGGAGCAGGCAGTATTAATTTTATGGCTGATCACAGGTCTGTTGCCGGCGAACAAGATACGTTGGCCTTGCTTCGCTTGGTTATGCTGCTTCAAAATCAATGCAACACGAAAGCAAAGTTCTATCTATACAAAAATCGCAACGAGGCTGACCCCAAGATCGACGGCTCAGTCTATTACGAATGTGAAATTGTTCTGACCAATAGCAACTTGAACACAGTGGCTGGCGACATCACTACTGGTACAGCTGACTTTGTCGCGACCTCTGAGATTGCCCTCAAGGTCGCCGCTTAAATTGCGCTGCATCGGGACTGCAAGCTAGACTCCGCTTAGCAAATAGACCTGCAAAGAAGTGGCTGAGATCAACCGTGCCGGCCAAGACGAGTCTCTGGGTCATATCGATACAACCCAAGGCGGGTTTCGCGAACAGATCGATGCCCTTACAGATGCAGTCCGTCAGCTAGGTGGTAAGGCTGAAATCGCACCTGGCAGCACGGTTGTCAACGATCCACTCAGTGCGCCCTACGTCTTATATGTAAACGGCTACACCGGCAAAGACACTTTTGTTGCTGGTGACTATGCCAGTGCTGATGACGGCAGTTTCGAGCAAAAGATGCGTCGAATCAGCCTGCAGCGCTTGGAATGCGGGTACACAGAGGCACGTCCATTTAAAACGATCAACCGGGCGATCATCGAGGCTGGCATCATCACCAGTCGTGATTACCTGAACCTGCCAGGCAATATTTGCGGCGACTTGGTTTCAATCGTCGTGATGCCAGGTATGCACACGGCTTTGAATGGAACGGGACTTGCCGACAACTCAACCAATTTCCCGGCATACGGCAGCACCAAAGAGTTTACGGATGCAGAACTGCAGAGTTTCAACCCTGAGGGCAGCGCTGGCATCATTCTTCCTCGTGGTTGCAGCCTGGTCAGCCTTGACTTGCGTAAATGCAACATCCGCCCTGACTTTGTGCCTGGCGGTACTAACGCTTTGGACGAAGCTGCTGATTACAGCAACCGTGGCAGCATCTTCCTTGTTACAGGAACCGGCTTCTATTACGGCTTTACCTTCTTAGACAAAGAAAACTATCCATACACGCACCACCTGCTGCACACATTTGAGTTTGCAGGTCGAACTCGCACTGATGAGTTTTACAGCAAGATTCTCAAGAGCTTTGGCTCTGTTGCAGGCATCAGCAGCACTTTCACTAAGACAAGGGATAGCGAAGTTCAAATCGTTGGCCCAGCACCAGCCCCTGGAACGCAAACTCAAGCAACTGACAGCGTAAGCTCGGCTTCTCCTTACATCTTCAACTGCTCAATCCGAAGCCTTTATGGCATGGGTGGCATCTTTGCAAATGGTGCAAATGCCGAGGGCTTTAAGTCAATGGTGACGGCGCAATATACAGCTATTTCAATGCAAAAAGATATGCGCTGTTGGCAGCGCTATACGGGCGGAGCTTGGGCTGATATTAGTACAACTGCTGCAGGCAACTATGACGATTACATCGATGAATCGCCTGATAGCGTTCGGATGGATCCAAACAAGCGCAGCTTCCACGTTCGTTGCGTTAATCGTGCAATTATTCAGGAAGTTAGTGTCTTTGCAATTGGCCAAGGAATTCACCATTGGGTAGAATCGGGCGGCGAACTTACGGTTACTAATAGTAACTCTAACTTCGGCGGTTGCGCTTCTTTGGCTGAAGGATTCAACTCCAGCAGCTTCATTACTGATAAGAACTGGAACGTTTCAAGCATTAACGTTGCTCGGGATATTTCAGGCCTTGTCAACAAATGGCAGAGGACCGACATTGGTGAGGTGAGTTCAGGCACTGCCAATAACGCCACCACGATTACGCTGACAGCAGACCTTGAAGGCAGCGAAAACAACAAGCCCACGATTTTGGATCGTAACGGGTACTCGCTAAACAATTACGGCGGCACGTCTTACATCTGGATTGAGAATCCAAATGGGCTTGACTATTACGCACCTCTTGCAAATGCAGCTTGGTCTTCGACTAATGCCAATCAAATCGTCGTAAATTCTGCGTTTGTTAGCGCTGACGGTGGAACGGCTCCATCAACAGATGCCTCAAGTGCTTTCCCGCCTATCGCAGGGAAAAAGGTTTATGTGCGTCGTCTGCAAGACGTTCGGACTTTAGACGAGCGCACATATTCACTGACGTGCAGCAACACCTCAGCAGACTCTCGCAATATTATTCGTGACTATGGAATTCAGCCTGACACTCTTGGGTCATCTATTGACACTGAGATTGCAGCAGCAGAGCCAATTGTTGTTGGTTCGGTAAGCACACTGCCTGCTACCACGGGCGTTTTCAGGGTAAATAAAGTAGAGGTGCGTCGTGCCGCTGCTTCAACAGATTGGGATGACAAAGGCCAGTACCGAAGTGGCTATCACCTTGCCAACAACTATTACAGAACTGGTGATGTTGTCCGCTACCAAAACAAGCACTACAAGTGCATTGTTGAGCACATTGCTGAAGCTACTTTCAACAGCAACTACTGGGATGAAGTGTTCGTCCATATGGATGAAACGTATGCTGCAGAGGACTTTTTCAAAAATTCAAAACCAGTCCTAATCTTTGATCGCGACAAAGACAATAACGTTCAAAGCGATCTGCTTGGTTATACCAATGCACAGCTCGGGACTGATGCGCAGCTTACGCGGCAACTCAGAACTTCTACTGATTACCTAGGCGTTTATTCATTCCTTCGCAGCCTAGGCTTCAACGATGCAGATTCACATACGATTCTGCTGCCTAAAGGGTTGGCTGATAGAGAAAGAAATCCAGGCAGTGCCCTTGATGGAATTGCGAACCCATCAGGTGCCGCAAACGCTTGGGACAATTGGCCTTTGGTCATGCGTCGTCCCAGTCAAATCAGGCTGTTTGGGCACGCAATGGAATGGGCAGGATACCTCAACTATTCCAAAGCTCTTCCTCAGTATCAACGGGACCTTACGCCCAGCAACAAATTTAGTTTCTACTTCACCAACGAGCTTGGCGGCCGCGTTTACATCTCTGCCTTTAACGAAGAAGGCTTCCAGATTACCGCTGCTGGTTTGACTGATCTTGCCACTGGCGAGGTGCTTTCTCCTGAAGGTCTTGGAGGCGAAGGTGCTGATACTAACGTGACAATTTTCAACGGTGATGTAATTGTCAACGGCGAGCTTCGCGCCAACACTATTGATAGCACTCAAAAGGCTCTTGTTCGTAACAAGGACAACAATTCAGACCAAGTTAGCGAAGGCCGTGGCATGGCTTGGATTGCTCCAGCAGGGGCAATTCCTGGCGTTAGTGTTGCTGATGAGGCTGAGTTTAATACTAAAAACCAAGAAGGAACGGCCGCTGGTCCGACAAATATTGGCGCTAATGGTTATAGCGGACCGCACTTTGTTACTCCTTATTTCCTTGATCTATGGAAAGCAAAGAATGGATTGCTGGGCAAGGTAGCTGGAACGATCAAGATCTATGTCAACCCAAGGGCGGTACAAAAAACTAATGATGCCCCTAATTCTCTACAGAATGAAAGTTACAACTATAACGCAAGTATTACTGATTTAATTACTCGTCCGCCGACAAGTCCTAACGCAGCAGTTAAGACTTTGGCACTTGCTATTGAATACGCAAATCTTGCGATTGCGACTACAACCAAAATCGTTTACTACCTTGGACCTGGCATTTATACAGACACCGGAACGCAAACTTTCACTCATCCAGTAGAGCTGATCTCTTACAACTTTGGGAACAATCAATTGCTTACCGATGGTGTAGGGGGAGGATATGTGCCATTCCTAGGCACTACGAATAACGGACGTGGCCCAAACAACAGCGGCGAAAGCGCTTTGACTGGTGCAAGCCTTGAAGCGCACATCAAGGATGCAGATAATCATCCAGTGTTTCTGACGATGGTCAGGCACGAGCCTAGGAACCAATCAACAGAAAATGCGATTGTCTTTGATCCTTTGACTCTAAGGTTCCTGAAGGATGCAATTGTTCAAGGTGTTGTTTGGTGGGGAGCCACTACAACATTGGAGCAGCTGCAGGGCACGGCGACTCTGACGAATCAGTTGGTTCCGAACAGCATGTTCAGTCAACTTAATGCCGCTCAATTGCAGACTGTCACAGCGCAAACAGACCGAGGAAAAGTACTTAACTCGTTCATTTATCAAGTCATTTCGGCACAGTCAAGCTCCCCCAATGTTCATTACCTGAGAAGCAGACCTTGCATCATTGCTCATGAGCAGCTGAGGATTCGCGACATGGCAATTACTGCAACGGCGTTGCCATATTACAATATTGGCGGAAACTCTGACCAGCCGGTCATCGAGCTAAGAGATAATGGCGTTCTTCGCTTGAATGGAACGTACTTCATTGGCAATAATGTTTTTGACAATACTGGCTACGACAACCAAGGCAGTGTTCCTACGCCGCAATTTAAAGGAGAGGACACTTACAAGCATTTTGGTTTTGCCAGACATTTGTTCTCGATGGGGACAAATTCCTCAAACGGCATTGGCACGTTTCAATTCTGCGGTTGGGGTACTCCAGTTAAAGTTGGGCCTAGCAACTATGTATGGAACACGACTTACATAAATATTCATTTGATGACTAGAGAATATGCATATATGCTTGATAGCAATACAGCGTACGGAGACCCTGACGATGACGGTGGTACTACAACTGACGCAGA